CTTGAAGGTGCCAGCCAGCTTGCTAATGCTTACAGGGGGAGTCGGTTTCTTCTTCCCCTGCGGCATCTCGACGGCGCGTCCATCGTCCTGCACGGACCCGCCGTCAGCAAACTTTTTTACAGCACCACCCTTCTTGAAGCCGCCCTGACCTTTGACGACGCCACCGGTCTTGTAACCACCTTGACCTTTGACAACACCACCGGTCTTCAGGCCCTTGTGAGCCTTCGAAGCGGGTTTATCGGCATGCGCTTTCAGTTCGGCTTTGGTCGCTTCCTTGGCATGCATCGCCTTGGACTCAACCTCGCCGCCCTTCTTAGCCATCACCGGAGCAGCCATGCCCTTGCGGCCCATCATTGCGCGGCGACGCTCAGCCATCGAAGGCTTTGCGGGCGCAGCAGCAGCGGGAGCAACAGAGGCACCGACACGCGGGCGCATAGCAGGCAAAGCACCCATCGCGCCACCGTTCATCTTCTTCATCGGCTTGTGAACCGATCCGCCTTTTTTGAGCTTCAGAACAACCGAAGGTTCGGTCGTCTGCATTTTCACCATCGGCTTAAATTGGCCCATGATTAACGCTCCTTGGCAGCAAAGATGTAGTCAACGGTCATCGTTTTGGCGACAGCTTCACCATTCTGGATCGCAAACGAAACAGTCATGTCTTCGTCATCCGGCAGGTTGGTCGTAACGGAAGAACCGCGGATCACGCCATTGACAAAGTATTGAATGCTCGACACGCCATCGTAGTAAAAGCCAAGGCGAATGAAGGTATCGTTCGCCAGCGTAGCAACAGCAGAACTGGTCGTAGCGGTGTTGTTTTTCTCCACCAACAGGTCCACCGTAGCAACACCGTCAGCCTTGATGAAGAACACGCCATCAGAGACATCAAGCGGGGTCGTGTCGGTAATTTGCAGGCCGACGACAACATCCGATTGCGTAGCTTCACTGACCTTGAAGCGGGCTTCGAAAAACAGCTTCTTGCCAACTTCAAAGCGGAAAGACTCGCCCACCTTCTGCAGCAGAACCAGATCGTTGTCGGCAGCGGTGTTGGTCAGCAGGAGCAGACCACCATCGCCATCCGTCAGAGCCTGAGTCGCGCCAGCTTGCGTCTCAGTTACGGTCCATTGCGCAGCAGTGTAGGTATCGAAGTCATCGAAGAAAGTGTGAAACAGAGTCGGCACCGGGGCGATGAAGTCGGCAAAGGGAGAATCCTCGCCTACGTTCGTGACGCCATTCGGGAACCGAGTATTAGTGATATTGGGCATGATCAAATTCCTCAGTGAACGGGAGAGGTGTTACCCCCTCCCGTATTTCCCGTTAGATACCCGGAGTGCCGTATGCGGCACGGGGATCAGTGAAGCCAACGTCATAACGCTCGGTCGCCTTGTAACGCATGGAGTCGGTTTCGAAATCACCTTCCATCGTTTTTTCCAGCTTCCGACGCATCATCAGCTTCAGACCTTCCGGCGCATCCGTCTGCACCCACCATGCGGTAGGCGAAGTCAGACGCGACAGAACGGCAGCGCCTTCGTCCAGCAGCCCAATCGACTTGATCGGGTTGATGTCGTTGTTGGCGTTACCGGCCCGCAGGACGCTCTTCAGCAGAACTTCCGCTTGGAATACGTTGCCCGGAGCAACAACCAGTTGCTTCGGCACCAGACGGATTTTCTTGCCGTTGTTGTCCACAGCCGAACGGATTTGGATCAGCATCTGCTCCAGCGACGTTTGCGACAGGTTCGCCGCAGTCGTCAGCAGGTTGCTGAACGTGCCGTTGACAATCGGATGGCTCGCGCTGTTCAGTTGAACGCCGTCGCCGCCCGGATAGCTGCTGTTGAACGCACGGTTCAGGATGTTCGCGCTCAGCGTCTCCTTGGTTTCAATCAGGGACTGCGCCAAGTGCTTGGCGTAGACCTGACCGATACGGATGTGATCGCCGTCCTCGACCAGAACTTTGGTCAGCGCGAATGCAAGGCCGTAGACCTTGTAAACGTAACGCTTCAGGAACAGCACACCACCTTGCTGGTAAGTGACCGGGGTGCCGTCCGGAAGCTCCGGAGCAGCGCCAAAGCCATACAGCACCGGCTCTTCGTGGTAGTTGCGGGGAATGCCGTTCTGCTCGCGGAAAACACGCGACCATTCATCGGCACGTTGATCGTAAACTCCGTCGAAACACTCGTTGAGGATTGGCTCAACAATCGAACGGAAGTCTGTGCTGCGCATCGGGGCTGACATTTTCTATAGCCCTCCTTTTTAGATCGCGTTAGCAACAGCAGTGTATTGATGCTCACTGATGGTTGCGCGGACGATGGTGTAAGAATCACCCCAAGCATTGTCGGGGTAGGGAGCGATGTCAACAATGCGCATCTGTGCCGGGTTGCCAGCGGCAACTACCGAGGTGGACAGAGTGCATTGCGACAGGCCGGTCGTGGTCGAGCCAGCAGTCGTGTTCGACAGATCGGCTTCAGCGCCGATGGCGGTTTGCGCCAGCGAGCCTGCAGCTTGAATCTCATACACGATGTTGGGATCGCTGTAGAAATACGCCACGCACGAACCGGTCTGGTATGCGGTGTTCGCAGGCCAGTAGTTCGAAACGCGACGACGACCGGTGGTGTCAGTCCACTCGACGCCAGCGAAGGCACCAAGGAAAGAATCACCAGCAGCAGCAACTTGGATTTGACCACTGGTGTCCATCTTGACGGGTTGACCCTTCAGGATGTCACTCGTATAGCCACTCAGAATCCCATCAGCAAGCGCCTGTGCGCGATCCAGACCGGAAGGGTGGAACGCAGGACGCATGCCGAAGGGAGCATTAGTCGAAGACATAATTTACTCCTTGAATTGTTAGCCCTGAAAAATCGGGGCAGGAATCGGCTTGTCAATTTCGCCAAGTCCTTCGCCTTCTATCGTGCCCAGACGTTTGCCTGAACTGTCGCGGCCTTGAATCTGCTCTGCTTGAACGCGAATTTTGTTCGCCTCTTCAAGCGGTGCTTCGTGATGCACTTGCGCCATCACATCCTGATATACATCCATCGGGAGTTTGTAGAGCAGCATTTCATTGCATGCAACAAAACCCACATGCTCGCCAGCCTTTACGCGGAAATTGTCGAACCCGGCCACTTCTTCTGCCTTCACAGGCACATAGCCGAGTCGCATCCGCTTGTCGATGCTGTCATAGCTGTTGGTAGTCGATAACCAGCAAAGGTGCCATCCCGGAATTTCCGGAATACTTGGCAGCGCACTTTGTGTCCACTCTTCCTTCCACATCTTGCGACGTTCTTCGGCAGAGACGAACTGATCTTCTGGGGCCGCACGTTCAGCATCTTCCGACGCACGATTGGTTCGGCCACCAGCAGAAAGATTTTTCTTAATTCGGGAATCCATGTTTTAGCTCCTTTGAGTGTTGTTTTTTGCTTCGTTCATGTACCGACGGATCATACGTTCGCGTGATTGCGTGTCATCCCACATTCCGGCGTCTTTAATCGCCTTCACATGCTCGGCAGAAAGAATGAATCGATTCTTCTTTCCACTCGATGACGAACTTTCGCGTCCTGATCCCGTAACAACACTCCTTGGTCTGCTTTGCCGCGCACCTTCTGTGCGCCGATGAGAATTCCCATCCTCGTCCTCAGTATAGTGGTGCGGCAATCGTTTCTGCAAGCGTGAATCAAGCTCTTCCCAATACTCAGGAGTTTTTGGGTCCCAGCCTTCTTTTGCCATGCGACGATCAACCGCCAACGCGATTGCAGAATCCTCGTCACCCTCGTTAGGGTCATACCACGGACGACGCTCCATCCATGCCGCAGCAAGCCGTTGCATCCCCTTGTCCGGACCGGCAGACGCCGCCCTCGGACTGGATGCAGCCGCCTGCTTCTTCAGGTTGTTCAGCGCCTCATGAGCGCGGCGAGCCTCATACAGCAGGTCCTGCGCCTCGGTCATAGCATCGCCGTCCTGATTCTTGGTCGCCTCGGCAATCTTCATCTTGGCGTAGTTGATGCGGACCTCTTGGTCCTCGATTGCCTTATCAATCCGCCCAAGTTCAGCGCCGTGGGTGCGCTGCTCTACGGACTGAAGTCGCTGCAGCAGGTCTTGGTTCTGCCTCAGTAACTGATTGAATTTTAAGTCTTTTTCCTTTTGTTGCTGGCGCTGGAACTGCTTTTTCGCCCGACGCCGGTCGCGCTTCGCTTGGCGGATCGCTTCGGTGTCGTCTTCGTGGTCATCGTCTTCCGCCGCGACTGACGATTCTGAATCGCCTGCTCCGGCATCGTCACCAGACCCGTCACCGTCATTGGCAGAGGTGTCGCCAGCTTGACTATCGCCTGCTTTATCGCTTGCCAGATTTTCATCATTGCTCTCCTGTGAGCCTTCAACACCATCAACTACGATGCTGCCGTCCGCCTCTTCGATGATGCTGAGAGGGGCGACAACCTCTTCCTGCGCTGCAGCCTTGTCTGTTGCGTTCATGTCGTCTCCTTAGATGAAAGCTTTGATTGCCATCGGATCGCCAGTGAGCTTTCCGATAATTTCATGATCATTCAGAATCATGAAAAGTGCTGGGTCTTCAAAATCGTCATCGCCGGGGACGCGAACTTCCCAACGATCACCGCCCCACTTCGGGACGCGAATGAAGTCACCCACTTCACACCATGATCCCTCAGGCCATGACTCCATCGTGTCGCGCTTCTTGAATGCCAGCGGACCGATGTCAATGACCTTTGCAACCATGTTGTTCCACTTCTCAGTCTCCTTCGTCTCTTCGACAAGGATGATTCCTGCAGATGTTGCTTTCTTCTTCGTGCGACGAAGCTGCACAAGAATTCTTGCGCCTAGCGGTTTAACTCCGGGATCAACGCTCGGAAATGCCCAAGCAATCTCTGCCGCGTTACCGGCTACCGGTTTACAGTTGTCGTTCATCATCTTCCTTCAATAAGTTATTCAGGATATTCAGAGCCTTTTCAAGCCCTTGATGTTCGTAGACCAGCTTCAGGTAAGCCTCGTAATTCGCTGCATTTCCAGCAACCAAGGATGCGGCTATTTCAGCCTGCCTTACTTTGACTTTGCCTACGAAGTCTTCGACGTATCGCATGATTTTTCCTTTTTAGACTTCCCTCCAGTCTTCTGACATCAGATCGGTTTGGCTTGCGAGCCAAGGAACAATCATTCCGTCAGCAGTTCGCATATCAATATGCGCATGGTAGTTGACGACAGTGCCTTCAGGATAAATACCCAAAAGCGGCGGACGATTCACAGTGAAGGTCGATCCGGGGACAAGGAACAAAAACATTCCCTTTCCGTTCCAACCCTCTCTGCAAACCTTTTTGCCCTCTTTGATAAGGGCAAGCGCATGTCCGAAGTCCATCGGTCAGGCGTTTTTCTTGTCAACACCCTTGCCCGAAGGAATCTCAGGCTGGGGAATCGACTTACCATCAGTCGCACCTTGCGCCAGCCGCTTGTGTTGCGGAATGGCTGCGCTTTGCTGCTCTTTGTCACCGGTTGCCATATGGCCTCCTTATTGAGTCAAACCACGTTGCACTGCTTCCTGCAGGGCTACTGCTGACTCGCCCTGCTCCTTTCTCAGCCTCGCCGCCTCAAGCGTCAAGTCCAAGGTTCCCATTCGCTCCTTCGTGAGATTGTTTTCAGTGTTCATTGCCACATCAATCTCTTGGCCTCTCGATTTCAGCGCATTATCGCTCTGATCTTTCTGAGCGCGAAGGCCCAATTCAGCTTGATCACGCTTCTCTCGACGCGCAGTCTCAGCCATCGAAGCCTTCAGGACGGCATGAGCATCCGGCGTCAGTTGCGGCTCCGGCTTCAGTTGCTGAGCAATCTGCATCAGTTGCTGGATGATCGGCATGAACGCCTGCATGTCTTCATTGGCGTCGATGTTCACATGATCCGCAGCAATCGCCATTGCCTTGTCAATCTCAGGCACAAGCTTGCTCTCAGCGTATTTCTTGTCGCTGATCCCAGCGGGGACCGTGACGTAGCTGTTCATCTTCTGCGTATACCAGAGCATCATGTGCTGCTTCACATGCTCAAGGGCCTTCGGCACAAAGGCAGGGGCGATGATCGGATTGGAGCCAAACATCGGATTCTGCGCGAAGGAAAGGTGCGTAGCAATGTGCGCAAGATGATCTTGACGCGGATAGGCCACAGCAATCCTGCCCATAGCCATCGCAGAGTTCTCATCCGCAGCATGCATCTCAATCGGCTTGCTGTATTCCGGCATCAGTTCCTGAATGTTCGGGATTTTCATCTGACGCAAGGCTCTGGCAATAGCCGCCCGCTTGCTCATGACGTCCGGATTCTTCTCGGCCAGCGCAAGAACAGCCTGCGTCTGGGCCATCCGTTGCGTCTCGCTGAAGATGTGCGGGTCAGATACCGGCAGGATGTCCGTGTTGCGCTTGAAGTCATCCTTGCTGATCGGAAGATCAATCACAACGTCGCCGCGCTTCTGCTCATCCAGATACCAGCGGTTGATACGCTGCAGGATCATCAGCAGGCGGCGCTGCGAGTTATGCATGCGGGCATGGATGCTGGAGAATACCGCGGCACCCTGCTCGATCAGAGCCTGCGTCGTGCCTACCGGCGCATTGCTGTTGATGTCGGCAATCTTCTCTTCAGCCGTGGTCACAACACCCTTGGCCGCACTCGACAGCCAGCCAAGCAGTTGGAACAGCACAGGGCTTGGTGCATTGAACGGGAACGGCATTGCAATCTTGCGGATGTCGTCTACCCCCGGAGCGCCCTCAATCTCCGCGACCTGAGTGACCTCGACCTGCTGGGACTGTCCGGAGATTTTGGCTCCCTTGAGCTTGAGCATAGTGGCCGCATTGTTAATGTGCGCACTATCAAGCAAAGCACGAAGAGCGCCAGTAAGAGCAGCAGACATACCACCAATAAGGTGGGGCAGGCCAATCGCATACGCACCTCGCC